GGCGGAGGTTACGGGAACTGCCGATCGGGAACAGGCGGGTGTAGAACTTCGCGCCGTCGGCCTTGTCGCGGGAGAGTTCCGTCAGCCCCTTCCCGTAGGCCAGGGTGACCTCCTCACCGTGTTCACAGCGGCAGAGGTTCACCGTCTGGCCTTCCACCCACCACTCGGCACCCGGCACCTTGCCGGCGAGTTCCTTCAGCGCGTCGGGGCAGTACTTCCCCTCGTAGTCGATCACCACGTTCTCCGTGCCCTCCACGCGGCCCACCTTCCAGTCGGTCACGCCGCCCATGCCGTCATTGACCGACTTCACGATCAGCGCCACGTGCTCACGCGGAGGGGCCGTCAGCGTGAACACCGGCTCCGGGTCGCCGTCCACCACGTTCAGGACGAGGAACCTCTTCATCAGGCTCTCGATCCCGTAGAACTTCACGTCGTACTTCCACTCCTGCATGCTGCGTTCCTCCGGAAGATACCGCTCCTGAAGCCAGTAGCGCTCACCTTCGAAGTCCACGTAGTCGTTCACTTCCAGTGCCACATATTCATACAGGGTGAAGGAGAGCGTCAGCACGTTGTCCGACTGGATCTCCTTCACCTGTGTCGAGCTGTCGTCCGGGGAAAGGACCGCCTTCGCCTGCCTGTTACTGTCATATACCGTTAAAAGCATCTTTGAACGTCGTTTGAATGGGGTTAAATGATCGGTTCGGGTTCACGGAACTTCACCTTGAAGCGACCCGCCTGCACGCCCTCCGTCCAGAGGTAGGTCAGCGGCGTGAAGCCGGAACATTCCAGGTAGTGTACGCGCAGCGTCAGGTCCAGCTGCGGGAAGTGCAGCGAGAGCCAACCCCTGTCGCCCGTTTTCAGGAAGGAGATGAAGGACATGTATCTCTTCAGCCACTCCTGCTTGGTGGCGGCATACAGCGCGAAGGTCAGCGTGACGTCGCGCGCAGCGTTGGCAACGACCAGGGAGTCGGAGTATTTCTCCCCGTTCTCCTCCCGGATGTCAACCGCCGTGTGGCCCTTCGTCCCGCTCGCGGCGAGGATGGCCTTCAGGTTGTCACGCCCCCCGCGCTTCTCCTCCGTCAGGAATACGCCGTATTCCGTCCAGACATCGGTGCCGTTCACAAGGAACAGCCCGCCCATGATCGTTTCCATGCTCATGATGATTTCATTCTTAGTCCGTCACGTATGATCCGTTTGATATCTTCCTTTATCTCGCCGAGGAAACCCGCGCTTTTACCGGTGTTCTCCGCGATCTTCGCCAGGTGCCCCTCGGCGCTGGCCATGCGGCCAGCCACGTCCTCGGTCTTCTCGTCGATGCTCACCCAGTGGTTCAGACCCGAGGTGAACATCCCCTCCAGCTTCGTGCCCTGGTCCTGCGACATGGCCGAGAAGCTCCCGGACTTGCCGCTCTGCGTCGTGGACCCGCTGTCCTCCGTGATACCGGCCGCGTCGAACAGGGCGTCCTTCTCCGCCTGCGCGGCGCTGAAGATGTCCTGGTATTTCCGGCGCAGCTCGTCGGCCTCCCTTTCTGAGAGGATGCCGTCGCTCATGAACTCCGCGAAGACCTCCTGCCACTTCTTCAGCTCGTCGGAATACGTCCCGTCAACGACGGACTTCAGGATGGCGTTCTCCAGGAACTCGTCAACGCTCGCGATCACGTCCTCCGAACCCGTCTCGAAGTCCTTCAGCAGCTCCTTCATGCCGCTCTTGATGTTATCGAACGACGTGTCCGTGATGGCTTCCTGCCACTGCTGCTGGAGTTCCAGCAGCGTGTTCGCGTCGGAGACGTACTCGTCCAGCCACTCCGACTGGTCGTACTTCCCGCTGTGTATCTTCTCCCAGATGTCCGGAAGCTCCTGCAGTTTGGCAAGGTCCTCCGGGGACAGGCGCCACAGCGCGCCCGTGTCGCGTACGTTCCGGCCCAGGTAGGAGGAGATACGGTCCCAGTCGCTGCCGCTCATCGCCTTACCGATATAGTAGTTGTTCGAGTGGTGCGAGCTGTGGTACCCCATTTTCGCCTCCAGCATCTGGCGGTCGTTCTCGATCTTCTCCCGCTGCTTCTCGTACGCGCTCCGGTAGTACTCCGTGGACTGCGCACCGCCCGAGTTCTCCATCTCGTCCGTCAGCTTCTCGATGGCGGTCGTCAGGTACTTGTTGCTCTCCGTCAGACGGTCCACCAGCGCGTTCACCTCCCTGGCGTTGCCGTGCGAGGAGAACAGCCCGAAGGTCACCGTGTCCAGGATGTCCCGGACCCCGTAGAACAAAGAACCGCCGATCTGCGTGAAGAGCTCCCCGGAAAGGATGTTCTCCAGGATGCCGTTCACCGCGCCCAGCACCGAGTCCAGGATACCGCTCACCAGCGTGCCGATGCCTTCCTTCAGCACGTCGAGGATGGAGAGCACCGCCGCGATGATCTGCCCGATGATACCGCCGCTACTGAACGTTTCGGCAAGGGTACTACCCACGCTGCCCATCACCCCGCCCATGTTCTTCGTCGCATCGCCCAGTTTGCCCAGCCCCTGGGCCACGCCGGCAAGGGAGCCGGATTTCAGGCCCTGGAGACCTTCGGCAAGACCGGTAAGGGATGCGACGGCGTTCGTGCTGGACGTGCGCAGGTCCTGGGCCGCCTTGTCGTTCGCTTCCGTAAGGGTGACCACGCTCGCCGAAGCGGCGTCGAAAGCCTCCCGGGTAGTGGCGACCACTTCCTCCGCCTCCTTTACGGCGGCGGGATCACCGCTTTCCGTGGCTTTCTTCAGCTTGTCCTGGGCGGCGGTCAGGGCGTCGGCGGCGGCCTTCTCCCTCTCCTTGGCCTCCGTCAGCTCACGCAGCGTCGTCTGGTAGGCGGCAAGGTCACGGGAGACATCCCTGAACATGTTCCGGTTAATGCCGCCCGCGCTCCGGTCCTCCAGCTTCGCGATCAGTTCGCTGATCACCTGCTTGTCCTCGGCGCTGGCGTTCTTATACTCGTCGGAGGCGGCATATTTCCTCAACTTTTCCAGCGTGGGACGCAGCTGCTCTTCAAGCAACCCGCCGAAATTTCCGAAAAGCCCGTCCCAGTCGATATCCGCCTTCAGGCTCGCGATCTCGGCGGCGGCAGTCTCTTCCTTCTGCTCCCGGGAAAGGCGCAACACCTCGCCATAGTTGCCCTCTTCCTGCGCCTTGCGGATTTTCTCCGCGTATTCCTCGGCGATGGCCAGCTTCTTCTGCTGGTAGGTGCCGTACTCTTTCAGGTAGTCGAGCATCGACTGGCGGGCGGCATCGTTCTCTTCTTTGGTCACCTTTGCCAGGTCGCCGTCACGGGCCGCAGCGGCCTTCTCACGCGCCTCCTTCAGGGAGGATTCCTGCCCGTCGGTCAGGCTGCCCTTCTGCGCGTCCCGCCACTTCTTCTCCTGGGCGGCGAGCTCGGCGATCTCCTTATCGTAGTTCAGGCGGATCTGGCGGCGGCGTTTCTCGCCGCTCTCCTTCAGAAGGTCGATCTCCGACTGGCGGTTCTTCATCTGGAGCTTCAGAAGTTCCGAGGCGCGCTGCGCTCCCGACTGTTGCTCCTTTTTAGCGGCATTCGGGTCGGGCTTCGTATGGCCGCCAAGACCGGAACTCTTGGCGAGCTCGACGGATTTCTGCATTTCAGCCTGCGCCTTCTCCAGCCACTCGTCACGCTCCTTTGTCAGACGATCCACCTCTTCCTGTTTCAGCCAGCGCCCGTTGTTGTTCCCCTTGTAGGAAGCGTTGGAGGAGAAGAAACGGTCAACCTTGCCGCCGTAACCCCACCAGGTGTCATAGTCGCTTTCCGGCTTGGCCTGCGCTTCAGCCACCTTGGCGTCAAGCTCGACCGCCTTGTTCACCATGCTCTGGGCTTTGGCCTGGAGGAAAAGCATCCGGATATAGGCGTCGCTCTTGCTGATCAGGATGTCATACCACTGGGCCAATGTGTCATAATAGCCGAAAGTCTCGCCGTACTTGCTGTTAAGTTCCTTGACCTTCGCCTTCTCCTCCTCCCTCGTGCCGGTGAACTCCTTCAGGCTCGCCAGTGTGCTCTCGATCTCGAAACGGGTCTTGATCATCTGTGCACGGCCGTCGGACTCGATTTTTGCCATTTCACGGGCTTTCTCCGCCGCTTTCTCCTGCGCGTCCGAGTATCTGTCCCAGGCAACGACAAGTCCCGTGATAACGGCCGAAAGTCCCAGCGTAAGCGTGGCCATCAGGGCCTGCGCCGCACCGGTGGAGATACCCAGGGCGACGGCCAGCCGTGTATTGGCGGCCGTCAGCAGGTTCTTCATCTTCACGACCGTCACCAGACGGAAAGCGGAATCCTTGTTCAGGGTATTGAACACCTGCTGGAGCCCCATCGTGATGGCCATCACGCTCTGCACGCGGGTCTGTATTTTCGCCAGGTTCTCGTTCTCCGAGGCGAAGAGAGACAGCGCGCCCGTGGCGGTGGTGAACAGACCGGCAAGGCCGCTCACACCGGACATGAACCCCTGGAGGTTCGCGTCATCGTTAGAGAGGATTTTCGTCTGGGTGTTCAGGTCGGCAAGCGTGTCGGAAAGGAGCGCGGCCTGCTGCGCCATCTTCCGGTACTCCTCAGTGTCCTGTTTACCTTCCAGGCGCAGGCGGGCCATGCTGTCCTGGAGCTCGCGCAGCTGCATGGAAAGGCGTTTGCCGCCCTCCCGTGTCTTCTCCTGTTCAGCCTGGAGCCCGGCAAGGGCGCCCTTTTCCTCCTCGAGCGCCTTCTTCGCGGCGTTCAGCTCATCCAGGGCGGCCACCTTGGCCTTTCCCGGAGCGGCACCCCGGTAGGCTTTCTCCAGCGACTTGATGTCGCTCTCGATCTGCCCGATGACTTCCTTCTGCTCCCGGATCCTGTCGGTCAGGCTCTTGCTACCGGCCGCGGCGCGTTCTTCCTCTAAGGAGATACGACTATACTCCTCCCGGAGGTTCCGGACACTCTTCTCCGCCTCGCGGTGTTCCCTCTCAAGCCCTTCAAGGGCCGCGCGTTCCTCGTCCAGCACCTTGCGGCAGGCCGCCACGTCGGCGGCAAGCTCCGCCTGTGCAGGCCCCGGCTTCATGTTCTGAAGCTGCGTTTCCATACGGTGCAGGTCGGAGCTCACCCCCTCGATGACCTTCCTCTGCTCCTCGATACGCGCGTTGATGGCCTCGGCCGCCTTACCGGCCTTCGAGGCAAGGATGTCAACGGCAAGGCCGGCCTTGTCAAGGCCGCCGCTCAAGTGGTCCTTCATCAGGAATTCGATTTCTACGGGCTTCATCGTTTACAGTTCTAAATTGCTTTGGTAAAATTTCACTATGTCACCGGCTTCACGGGCGGCGGATTCCGGATCGATCCCGCCGCCATCGCCTTGCGGAACTTTGGAGTCAGCTACTGACCGGCGCACGTACTTGGGGGCGTCATGGAGCATCATCACCAGCGTCTGGTAGTTTACACCCCTCAGGATATATTGCACCGTCCAGCCTGTTGCGGAAGCGACACTCCAGATAAAACCGAAGGGGCTATGGGAACCTTCGAAAACGGTCCTTAACTCCCCTTCCTTACATGGCTCAGTCTCGGTCTCATCGGGTTCGCCCGGTCCACCGACCTGATAACACTCGTAAAAGCCTCGCTGCCCATCAGGCTGATAAACTCCTCCAGGGCACCCACGAGGAAACGGTGGTCCACCCATACCCGGAGGAACCATGCGACGGGGCGTTCCAGATGACGGGAAAAGGCACCGCGGCAGAGCGTGAGGGCAACCATGCGGGAGAGGGTGACACCGTGACGGGCCATGAACTCCATGCGCTCGCGGACACTGAACGACTCCATCTCACCGGGGGAGACATCCATCGACAGGTACAGCCGGGAGATGCGGATCTGGTCTTCCAGCCGGGGACGACGCATGGTCACACGCAGACGCAGCGCCCTCCTCATGAAAGGAAGCCGGAACTCCCTCAAGGGAAGGGAGACGCCCCGGTCAAGCAACGCCTCAGACGCCTCCCTCTGCACCATTCTTGCCTTACGATCGTCCATACGCTATGCCGATGCTGTGTCGTTGATCTCGTACGGGGCGCTGCCGTCGGCCGGCTTGTTCACCTTCAGCTGGCATTCGATCTTGGAAACCTCCGTAAGCGTCAGCTTGCCGCCAAGGTTCGCAAGGATCGTACCGTTCGGGATCGTCATCGTCTGGCCGCTCACGAACTTGATGGCCCACTCGCCGGAAAGCTGCACCAGCTCGGTCGGGGCCTTCCAGCCCGTGGGAGCGTCATCCGGACCCACCAGCGTGCCGCCAAGAACGGCCTTGATGTTCTTGTAGTCAAGCTGGATAAGGTTGAACGTGGGCGATACCTGCCCGTTCTTTTGCAGAAGCGTCAGCACGGGGGCGTCGGGAACCTGTTCGGCCTCGACATCCACGCTCTCGGGCTTCGTCCCGCCCCAGTCCCAGCTGCCCTTCTCGATCCAGCCGATGGTCGCGGCGCCGAACGTCACGACGGCGATGCCGTAGATAAAATTCTTATTCTTTTCCATTTCGTCTCTTGATTAAAAAGGTTGATACTATGCCGGATGCCATACCGGCGATAAAGGCAATCAGGGCGATTTTAACGGGGTTAAAACGCCGTTTGAACTCCGTTTCAGCGGTTTTCGTGGCACTCACGGTGTCGCCCCGGATACGGGTCAGCTCCTCCCCGTACCAGAGGACCAGACGCTGGAGGCTGTCACAGGTGGAGGTCACCACCAGCGTGTCGCCCCTGGACGTCACGTCCACGCCCGCCTGACCGTTCTTTCCATGATAGGAGGCACCGGCAGGAAGAGCCAGCAGGTCAGCTGCCGGAATCTTCAGCGTCAGGGCCGACGCCGGGAGGCCCGCCATCACCAGCCCCCGACGCACGGACCTTGCGCTGTCCGCGCTTGCCGAGGTACTCTCCTGAATCCGGGTCTGGCTCTGTCTTCGGAAGCTCGCGCAGCCCGTAAAGAACAGGGCAGTCATCATGATGACGGCAACTGTTAGCCGTGTCAATGGCCTTCCTAAGACGCGCCATCTCGCGCTTGGTGGCCTGCAAATCCTTGCGTGTCGCATTCAGTTCGTCTTTTAAGGGTTCTACAATGTTATCGATCAGGATGCGCGTGGCGTGCTCGGCGTTGTCAATACGTACCGTCTCGGCTTCAGCGGTAGCCTTCTCCGCTTTCGCCCTCGCTTCCCTGACCGTTGATTTCAGGGTGATGATGGCTATTAGCGTGGCTACCAGACCGCCGCCCAACACCAGATTCATAACTGCACTGAAGTCCATACGCGCACTGGTCTTTCAGGTCAAAGCCTATTTGCCGACATCCTTACCCGCAAACAGCCCGATGAGCCACTGGACAAAGCCCGTATCGGCAATACCGTTGGACACAAGGGACGCACCGAACCCGTAACACAACGCGATATACCACGTGGCATCAGCGACAAAACCCGCATCCAGCCACCATAAAAGCATGGCGGCCACAATGCCCACACACCAGCTGACAATCTGTGTCGCCAAGCCCTGCATTTTTGGGAACAGGGCCTTGATCCCTTCCGTGAGCAACACCACGCCGCCGACAAAACCGGCAAAGGTGGCGATCATCGCGCTATAATCGACTTCCGGCACTGTACCGGTTTGGGCAAAAGCTGCTGACACGAATCCGAGCATCAGCACAAAGAATAAAAGAAATCTTTTCATGAAAGTTGTTGATTTATTGAGTTATACCTATTGATTGAAGCCACTTCTGTACATCGAAGCTGGGGCAGGCTTTGGCCGCCAGTTCGTTATGCCCCACGATACGCACGTCCGGGAAACGGCGGTGGAAGTCCTTCACGTACTTCTCAAGCGCACGCTTCTGGCACACCGTACGCGTGTCCTTGGGAGTCCGGCCGTCCTTTTCCCACCCGCCGGCATACACGATATGGCGGCTCACGGAGTTGTAGCCGGCCACACCGTTGGTGATCTCCCAGGGGTCCACGTTCGCGTCCTCGTTGTTGTCCGCCAGGCGCTCCACGCCGCCATTCAGATGGAACAGGTCGGTATAGCCCACCTGTTTCCAGCCGCGGCCGCCCTTTGACACCGGGTTCGTGTGCCAGGCGCGGATATCCGCACCGCTCACCTCACGCCCTTCAGGAGTCGCCGTACAGTGGATGACAAGATATTTCAGCTTTCCCATCACGCACCGCCTTCCTCCTCGTCAACGGCCGCCTGGGACAACACTATATCCACCGTCTTCGTCTTGTCGGAATCCAGTGTCACAACCAGGTTTCCTGCTTTCGCTTTGCCACTGGTATTCTTTTCAGCGGTAACTTTCAAACCGTCATCGGTACCAACAACAGTGAAACCGGCCGGAGCGGCACTGACACTGTATTCACCGGATGCTGTAATTGTCACTTCCTTGCTTTCTCCGGCAGCCTTGAATGACAGTTCCTCCACATCCGAAGCGAGAGTCTTTTCCGAAGACTTGAACACCGGAGATGTACGGGTATCCAAAACCACCATTTCCTCTCCGAATGCGATATTCGTATCGGCTTTCATCAGTAGTTTGAAGAAATAAAGCTCACTGGCATTGGCAATCTTATCGATTTGGATCACATCCTGATCGTCCTGCAGGTTGACTGCGGCGAACCAGTTACCGTCTGCATCCGGAGAACAGAGAGTGGCCACAATCAGATCATCCGGCCATGCTGCCAGTGTCTCAATAGTAATGCCCTTGTAACGTTTGCTGTTTACATCCGTTTCGGAAGCATTCTTACTCTCACGTTCAGTCAGTTCGTCATCGTATTTGTCAAAGTCGTCGACACTCATCACCAGACGGAGGTTCGGATTACTGCGCAGGGCTTTGGGAATAGCCTTACGGACAGCCTTCAATTTTTCGAGCATCGTGGTCTTACTGGTAGAAACGATAATCAATTCGGTATCTTTGGCGGCTTGCGTCAAAATTCCATTCATCAAATGGTCATCATCGTCACCGAACTCACCATTGATATAATGATCACCCAACTCGAATTTCACCTGCTTGATCAACTCTTCCAACAGCGCATTCTGCCCCTCCGGAGGAAGTTCGGCAAAGACCAGATTTCCTTTCGGCTGCCATTTACGCCAGATATGTTCGAAGGCTCGGGGATTAAACACTGTGAAGGCCATAAAATCCACAGGGTCCAATGATTTCTCACTGTAATTGAAGTTACCTTTCGAATCTTCAACCTGGGGATTTTCCTTACGTTTCTGTAACATCTTACCGCTCTTGATACGCGGAAGGCTGATTTTTTTCTCCACACCGGGAATAACATAGATCAGTCCCTTTTCTACGATTTCATTTCCGGTGGCGGCGAGCGTCAGGATCTTCTCCAGTACCTCACCGTTGTAATTGGTATTTCTTACTACTATTGCCATAACATACTGTTATTTACGGTTCAACTTGTCCTTGATCTCCCTCATGCGCTTGTTCCAGGGACTTTCCTTGTCCGGATTCAGATGAAGGTCGGTCATGACCTTGCGCTTGGGGGAGAGTTTCTCCAGCGCCTTTTCCCCGTTCTCGCGGTCCTTGGACAGAAGGTTCTCATAGATGGGCCGGGTAGTGGCGTCGATACGCCCGTCATTCTCCGCGTCATCAAGCAGTTTCTTACGCGCGGCGGCGTCATCCGCATCCGCCTTGTCCTGGAACACCTTCAGTTCGCCCTTCAGGCGGGTGACTTCGGCATCAAGGCCCGGAACTTTCCCGGCCTCCGTTTCCAGAAGACCGACCTCGCGGAGGAAATCGTCGTCCGTCACGCAGTTCTTGAACCGCGGACGTTTCTTCAGTTCGTCTAAATTCATGTTGTTCTCGTTTTGTGGCTTGTGCAGCCGGTTATTGAATATTTGGAATACCTCGTCGGGGGTACTGTCCTCGGGAACGGGATCGGCATCATAGATACCGTCGATAAGGCCCAGAGCCAGCGCCTCGTCGGCACGGAGCCAATGGTCCTTGCCGTCGAAATACAGCGAACGGATCTCATCCTTGTCACGGCCCATACGTGCGGCATACATCTCGCAAAGCGTGTCCTCCAGGGACTCGATCTCACGGATGCAGCCCAGCATCTCGTCCTTGTTGCCGTAACAGCTTCCCTGCACGCTGTGGAGCATCAGGCGGGCATAACGGCTCATCTGAACCGGCTTCCCGCAAAGGGCGATGACGCAGGCCATGCTGGCGGCGATGCCGTCCACGTAGATGGTGATATCCGCCTTGCTGTTACGCAGCGCGTTGAAAATGGCGATACCGGCATATATCTCGCCGCCGTTGCTGTTGATACGCACGTCAATCCTGCCGGACTGGGCTTCGGCCTCCAGGAGCTCGCGGGCGATATCACCGCTGCGCACATCGTCATAATCGCCGATGTCACCGTAAAGCAGGATGCAGCAGGCGTCCTTACCGGGTATGATGTTGAAAAACTTTCTCATGCTTCCTGTCGTTTTAAGCGGGTGTCCCCGCAAAGTTCACGGTGCGAAATTAGGGGGATTAAAGCCGTTTTTCAAACCGCGTATTCATCATGCGGACTTTAAAACGTTGTCATGACGTTTTAAAGTGTCATCATGCGGCACGCGTTTTTTTTCGCTCCTTTTCCTTATCAATTTTGCACGTAAAAAAGGAGGTAATATGGCCGAACTTACAAACGAGCAGAAAAAGGCATGGGCGAAAACGCTCTACACCCGCGAAACGCTCACGCAGGCGGAAATAGCCGAGCGTGTGGGGGTTTCACGGGTGACTGTGAACAACTGGATAGGCAAAGGAAACTGGGAGCAGCTGAAGGCTTCCATAACCATCACACGGGAGGAGCAGCTGAAGAACCTGTACCGGCAGCTGGCGGAACTCAACAACGCCATCATGGGAAAGCCGGAAGGGGAACGGTTCCCGAACGCCGCGGAAGCGGACACCATTTCCAAACTGTCGAACGCCATCAAGAAACTGGAAACAGAAGTGGGGCTGGCGGACATCATCTCCGTGTTCTCCGACCTGCTCAAATGGGTGCGGACCTACGATTCCACGCAGGCGAAGGAGATCACCCCGCTTCTGGACGCGTTTGTCAAATCAAAATTATCCTGACATGGCAAAGAAAAGACTCACACCCCAGGACAGGATCGCACTGGACAACTGGAACGAGCTGGTGGCATCCGTGCGCGAACATTCGGACATCAACCCCACGGACACGGAAACGGAAATCAGGCAGAGGCGGGAAAGACTGGAGAAGAACGACGAGGAGTGGTTCAAATACTACTTCGCCATGTATTGCACCTGCGAGTCCGCCGCCTTCCACAAAAAAGCCACCGGGCGGCTGATGAGGAACAACCGCTGGTACGAGGTAAGGGCCTGGTCACGCGAGCTGGCGAAATCCGCACGCTCCATGATGGAGATATCCAAACTGGCACTGACAAAAAAGATACGCAACGTGCTGCTGATCTCCAACTCGGCAGACAATGCGGAAAGGCTACTGCTGCCGTTCATGGCGAACTTCGAGGAGAACCAGCGGATCATACAGGACTACGGACAGCAGAAAAAACCGGGAGCGTGGGAAACCGGGGAGTTCACCTGCATGTCCGGATGCTCCTTCCGCGCCATCGGAGCCGGGCAGTCACCGCGCGGTACGCGTAACAAGAACTTCCGGCCGGACTTCATTCTGGTGGACGATATAGACACCGACGAGGAGTGCCGGAATCCGGAACGGATCAAAACCAAATGGAAATGGCTGGAGGAGGCGCTGATACCGACCATGTCCGTATCGGGAAACTACCGCATCCTATTCAACGGGAACATCATCGCGCCGGACTGCTGCATCAAAAGGGCCATCGAAAAGGCAACCGAACTGAAGGCGAAAGGAATCGGGCACGTGGATATCATCAACATCCGGGGAAAGGACGGGCTGTCCGTATGGCCCGAAAAGAACTCCGAGGAGGATATAGACCTCTTCCTCTCACTGGTCAGCGCGGCGGCGGCACAGAAAGAGTTCTTCAACAACCCGGTGGTGGACGGCGGCGTGTTCGCGGAAATCACCTACGGGAAAGTGCCGGCACTTTCCAAGTTCAAGTTCCTGGTGATATACGGGGACCCCGCACCGGGAGAGAACAAGACGAAAAAAAGTTCCACCAAAACGGTGTGCCTGCTCGGGAAACTCGCGGGAAGGCTTTATCTGATAAAAACGTTCCTGGACAGGGGGCTGAACGCGGAATTTGTAGAGTGGTACATCAAGCTGCTGGAGTTCGTGGGCGGGAAAACCACCGTATACTGTTACATGGAGAACAACAAATTACAGGATCCTTTTTTCCAGCAGGTATTCCAGCCCATCGTGCGGCGGATACGCAGGGAAAGGAAAATATCACTGTACATCACCGGGGACGAGGAGAAGAAGACCGACAAGGCCACACGTATCGAGGCGAACCTGGAACCGCTCAACCGGGAGGGGAACCTGGTACTCAACGAGGCCGAAAAGGACAACCCGCACATGAAACGGATGGCGGAACAGTTCAAGCTGTTCAACCTGCAACTGACCTATCCGGCAGACGGACCCGACTGCGTGGAGGGGGGAAACAGAATTATAGACCGCAAGGCCAGACAGTCGGAAAAGCCCGTCATTGTCACAAGGAAAAGCACGCGGTCACAAAACAAGTACAGAGTGTAAACTTCAATACCTATCATTATGAGCAAATTTATCGAACTTTCAGACTACGACGCGAGCATACACCGCGAGATTCTGGACGCACTGACAAGGGAGGACGACGCCGTCGTGGAGATATGCGAGGACCGCGCCGTCGCCGAGATGCGCTGCTACCTTTCCAGACGTTACGACTGTGACAAAATATTCACGGCAACCGGTGACAAACGCAACCAGCTTGTCCTGATGATGGCCATCGACATAGCCGTGTACCACATCTTCTGCATACATAACCCGAGGAACCTGTCACCGCTGCGGAAGGAACGCCACGAAAGGGCGGTCGAATGGCTGAAAGCCGTGGCGGCCGAGGAGATATCGGTGGACGGCCTGCCCCTGCTGTCCGAAGAGACGAGGGCGGCAAAATCAAATTTCCTTATCAAAAGCAACCGTAAACGTGTAAACCATTGGTAATATGAACAAAAGAAAGAAAGGGGCCGGAAAGATAACCCAAAGCGGGAACCTGCCGAGGCCCGGGCAGAAAGGACCCGCAACCATCATACTGACACAGCCCAGAAGGTTCGGTATAGACATAGCGGACTACATGCTCGCGGTAAGGGCTTTCGAGAATGTGGACTACTCCAGACGCTTCAGGCTGTACGACCTGTTCAGCGACATACTCATGGACACGCACCTGACAAGTGTCATAGAGAAACGGAAGAATGCCGCACTGGCATCTTCCATAGAATTCCGCAGGAACGGGAAGCCGGACGAGAAGGTGAACAAGCAGATCAGGTCCCCATGGTTCCGGAAGTTCATAGGGGACATCCTGGACGCCAAATTCTGGGGGTTCTCACTCGTGCAGTTCTACCGCAAGGGGGAATGGGTGAACTACGACCTGATACCGCGCAAACACGTCGATCCCGTGCGCAGGCTCATACTGCGGCACCAGACGGACACCACCGGGACGTCCTGGGACGAGTACCCCGACCTGTTGTTCATCGGTTCACCCGACGATCCCGGACTGCTGGTGAAAGCAGCCATCTGGGTGATATACAAACGTAACGACGTGGCGGACTGGGCACAGTTCGCGGAAGTGTTCGGAGCGCCCATCAGGGAGTACACGTATCCCACGGATGACGACGAGGCACGGCAGAGGGCGCTGGACGACGCGGACAGCACCGGAAGCCTGTCGGTTTTCGTGCACGCGGAGGATACGGTGCTCAAGCTCGTGGAAGCCGCGAACAAGACAGGGAGCGCGGACCTCTACGACAAGCTCTGCGAGCGCTGCAACAACGAAATCTCAAAGCTGTTCCTCGGAAACACGCTCACCACCGAAGCCTCCGACAAGGGCACACAGGCACTGGGAACCGTACACAAGGACGTGGAGGAGAAAGTGACGCTCTCCGACAGGCAGGACATCCTCGACGTGCTCAACTATGACATGGCCGACATATTCGCAATGCTCGGAATAGACACCACAGGCGGGGAGTTCTGCTATCCGGAAAAGAAGCTTATCGAACCGGAGAAAAAGATGTCCATCCTCACACAGCTGCGTACGAACTTCAACCTGCCGGTAGGTGACGACTACCTCTACGAGGAATTCGGGATCGAGAAACCGGCAAACTATGACGAGCTGAAGAAACGCCAGGAGGAGAAAGCGGCGGAAATCGAGGCAGCGAAGGCCCGAGAGACCGAAAAGGCGGAAGAGGATGAACCGGATCCGGAAGAAGAACCGGAACTGGAAAAGCACGGTAAAGGAACACCCAAAGAAAAGAAAAATGCCCTTAAAAACGCATACAACTGGCTGAAACGTTTTTTCGGGAAAGCCCCGGGGAGAGACGGGGCAGCTTTAGAATGGTGATAAACGACCTCTACAGAATGGAGGACAAACAGGTGGAAACTTTATTCTCGTTCGATGAAGAGGTACTGAAGAAAGCCCTGAAGAACATATACAGCAAAGATTTCCATCCCATGACCGACATCGAGGAGAACCTGTTCGAGGCCACGTGGAAAACGATGAACAAAGCCACCGACAAGGGGTTTGGGACACGGAAAACCGATGATCCGGATTATGACTTCTACCGTGAAATCCGAATGAACAACGCCGTGTTCGCAGCTTTCAAGGTACACAGGGCACAGAACGACATGGCAGCGCTGCTGCTGGACAAAAACGGAAGTTTAAAGCCGTTTGAACAGTGGGTGAAGGAAGCCATGCCCATAGCCGACCACCAGATGATCCATTGGCTGCGTACAGAATACGACACGGCCGTCATACGGGCACACCAGGCCGCGGACTGGAGACAGTTCGAAAGGGAAAAGGATGTATTGCCGAACCTCAAATGGATGCCGTCCACAAGTGTGACGCCGGGAGCCGACCACCAGATTTTCTGGGGGACCATACGTCCGATAGATGATCCGTTCTGGAACGAGCACAGGCCCGGAGACAGATGGAACTGCAAGTGCACGCTCTCATCAACGGATGAAGCGCCGACAGCGGTACCGGACGAAAACGGGCAGAACAAGGCACATGACGGTCTGGAAAACAATCCGGGAAAAGACGGCAAACTGTTTTCAGACAAACACCCCTACATTACTGAAGCGCATCCGGGAGCAAAAAAAGCCGTGGACGCACTGACCAGGCGCATCAACGAAATGATAGCCGAAATGCCGGACAACCTGACGCTGGAGGAAAAAACCGACATCGCCCGCAACAATCTCAAGATAGAAAAGGCACTCGGCGTTACCAAAGGCAAGCCGATGACATACGAACAGGCGAACAAGGGAAAGGAGAACCCGAAATTCGGAAAAGAGGAAGGATACCGCGTGAATTGCCAGACCTGCACCGTGACACACATGCTCAGAAGGTTGGGGTTTGACATCGAGGCAAAACCCAACATCAGACAAAGCGCATACAATGAAATGGCAAAACAAGGTATCACATGGGAAGAACGTTTCCTGAACCGGGACGGAACAAAGCCGGATTATGACTATACCTATAAATGGCAGGTCAGAAAGGGATATCAAGTAATGAATGCAAACCGGCTGAAGGAATACTTCAGGGAAAAATTCAGAGAGGATGGAATATACGAGATATATTGTGCCTGGAAAGGCGGCTCCGCACACGTGTTCTGCGCAGAGGTGACTGAAGGAAAGACAAGGTTCTTCGACCCGCAAACCGGAAAGGATGATGCAAGCAATTACATACAGAGCATGAAAGCGGGCCGTGTGGGAGTGATAAGAATAGACAACAAACTGGTAAATCCCAAAATCATGGGACTATTCATCACCAAATAAACGGGAAGAAAGTGCCAGCCCCTCCTCACCGTCCACCAGACGGCAGGACTGGCCGTCGAACAGAATAAAGGCGGGAAGACCGACAGGCAACTCAAAACCATCCCCGTCAACACAGCCCACGGAATAGATGCTTCCTTCAGGGGAACTGGCTGATAAGACAACGGAGTTGTAACCGCTACTGTTTGCTAATTCCGACACTTGTTTAGGTATTTCCATAACGCAAAAAGGCACATAAAAAACGCCTTGCTGCAAAAGTATAAAATTATTTTTTAATTCAGTCATTCATGGACATAAAAGAATATTCAAAACTGATAAAAGCCAAACGGAAAGAACTGGATGGGCTAATGAAACGGAAAATGCCGGTTATCGCTGGACGAATGGCAAAAGACCATTTCCAGGACAACTTCCGCCGGGAAGGTTTCGTAAACGGAGGATTACACCCGTGGCCGAAAGCGAAAAGGCTGTCCTCGGGACGGACCGATGCGGCAGGGAGCTACGGGACGCTGCTCTCCGGAAGGAACCATCTCTTCAGCTCCGTCAAATACATGCCGGGAGAATACCGAGTGAGGGTGGCAAACGAACTCGTCTATGCGCCGGTCAATAACTGGGGAGGAGAAGTTCATCCGACTGTTACGCCCCAAATGCGGCGTTTTGCATGGGCGAAGTATTACCAGGCTTCAGGCAAGGCTAAAAAAGCCGCCACGGGCAAAAGAAAAGGCAAAAAGAAGGGTTCTGCCGCAAACAATGAACCGCAGGAAAATCAGGAAGCGCTGAAATGGAAAAGGCTGGCGCTGACCAAAAAGAAAAAGCTCCGGATAAAAATACCGCAACGCCAGTTTATCGGGGAAAGCCGGGAACTGTCCGAAAAGATAGACCGTAAAATGGAGAATGAAATCAGAAATATTTTAAACTTATAACAACATGGAAGAAATTTTTATCGCGATCATGGAACGCATCGCCGAAAAGATGCCTGAACTGTCATACATTGACGAGGACTACGGACAGCTTGAAGCCGGGGCGGAGGAGGACCACTATCCGGTAACCTTCCCCTGCGTGCTTGTCGGGAACGCCGAATCGGACTGGAATGACCTCGGTTACGGGGTACAGAAAAGCGAGTCACTCATCACCATACGACTGGCCATTGACTGCTACGATGACACCCACTACACCTCCGGAACCTATGACAAGGTAAGGGAACGGCAGCTGAAGGCCAAAGAGCTGTACAAAGCCTTGCAGGAGTTCCAGTGCACGGAAGAGACCAGCCCGCTGGTCAGGGTAAAGAGCCGGGACTATTCGCTGCCGGGAAACATCAAGGTGTACGAGACGGTTTATTCTTTCACGCTGCATGACGAGTCGGCCATGCAGTAAGGGGAAGGTTCATTCCCCCGTGAACAGGGAAAGCTGGACGGCTGTCAGGCGGGGTTTCTTAACCTTTGGGACGGGCTTCACCTCCAAGTCCTTCAGCTCCCGGCACTTGCACCGGATAATGGACATGATCCGCTCCTCGGAAATGAAAAACTCCTGGCGGGACAACACTTTCAGGGCATCATCAAAACGCAGGCGCTGCACCTCCGTCCAGTAATAGTAACGGCGGCACAGGGCTTCATCACGGAGTTCTATCAGTTTTTTGTCTCGTCCTTTAGCCATAAGTTCAGGTATATGCTGCAAAATTAGGCATTTAACCGGGGATGTTAATAAAAAAACGCCGCATCGTGTATGAATGCGGCGTTTTTCTGTTTAGAGTGTGAACAAAATCACATGGTCATCAGTTCGGTGTCATCCTCACCCGGAACAAACGGCTCGATGCGGGTGATCACCTTGCTCTGTACCTTCACCCGCCCGCTGCCATTACAGACCGGACATTTTGCGGATAAAGGAGCTCCTCCCTGGTCCAGGTAAAAGATACGTCCCTTGCCTTCACAACGCTTGCAGGCCATGACGTGCGGCGCGATGTTCTTCGTCTTCTCCATGACTACAACCGGCAGAATGAGGGTTCGATACGGTGCCAGACACCGTTTTCGTCACGTTTGTGGAAATAGTAGTTCACCGCGGTCTTGTACACCACGTTGCTCTCACGGAAGAGGTCCATGATCTCCGTGTACTCGCTGTCGAAACGGTCCTCCAGCTCATACAGCTTACTCACGGACTTGTAGTCCAGATCGCCCTGGCGGTTGCGCTCGATCATGGTCATGCCGAGCTGGTACATCGGGTCGTCGGTACCCAGCTCGCGCCCCATGGCGTAGCGCTTCAGGTAATCCACCAGGCGTTCGGCGGCAAGGTCGGCACGCTCGTCGAAACTCTTCACCTTGTTGCTCCTCACCTCCAGCTTCATGTCACCGTCCACGATGGTGAAGCTCGCCTGCTCGTCCTTACGCAGCTGGCCGTATTCACGCATCACCGCACGGAAGGCGGCGGCCTCTTTCTCCACCCAGTCGCGGAACGCCTTCACGTCATCCACAACCGGGAGCAGCCGGTTCTTCACTTCAAGCATGAACTGCGCACGGAGGCCCTCATAGGCATCGCGCCGGTTACGCTTGCTTTCCTTCTCTTCCTGCTGGAGCTGTTTCAAAAGCTCCTTCCTGTCCTGGGCGGACAGGCTTTTTAATTGTTCTTTCAAATCCATAGCTAAAAAATTAAATGGTTGCTATTGTTGTTTATTCTCACGTTTACGGCGGATGGCACGCAGCTTCACCTGCAACGTGTCCAACGCCTCACAGTCAAGTTCACGGAACTCCTTGCCGGCGATACGGCTGTCCCGGCAGAAGGCGTTCACCCGGTCCCAGTCGGCCGTATCGATACCCAGCAGCTGCATCTGGTGCAGTACCGCGGAACGCTTCTGACGGAGAATCTTCCGGAGCTGTTCCTGATAAGTGGGCGGTACCAGCTTCTGCATGGCGGACACGGCGGCACTGTATTCCTTCAGTGTCATGTCACGCAGACTCGTGGTACGTCCCTCCGTGTACTGGGAAACGATGCTTTCCTTCAGTGCGTCACGATCCGATGTCGGAAGGCGGTTCAAAAGGCTGTAAAACGCCGCATAATTCTCGGGTTTATTTAACTGCTTGCGGCTGTTGATGTCTATCTGCATGGCTATACTGTTTTTTTGTTTATTTTAAGGTCATTGATTTCCTTAATCACTCTCTTTACTCTGATAGTACACAAATAATCAAGAAGATGCTCTTTTTCATTTTTTGTACACTTATACTGGTCGAAAAATTCAAGTATGCCCATTCTATTCAGATTTTCATTAACTCAAACTATTCATACCACATCAGCACAACTCTATGATTTCACCCACGGCAGAGCGTAGAAGAGTACGCAAAACCGAAGGGTTTCCGCTATCATAGATGACTTCCACACAACACTCATGGCGTGCGTTACGTGACACAACCAGCTCGCAAGTCATATTCTCACAGAGCCATTTTTCCACTACTTTACGGACACCAACTGCGGTGACCACAATTACCATTTTTTTACTCATAATATTGACCGTGCTGTATGTTATTCAACTCTTATTCTCCCGGTGTACTGGTTTCCCCGAAACTTCATCCCCTTGGTGAAGCCGCCCGGATATCCCAGTTCCTTGCTTCTCGCGTTTGCCAGCAACAAATGTTCCCGGCTAAGGGAGGCTACAAAACCTTTGTCCTTTTCCAGTCCCATCTCTCGGGCCTTCCGGGTGACGCTGCGTTCGGAAACACCGAGCATTTCAGCCAGCTCCCGGTTGAGGGTATTGTGATAGTGACGACGCATGATGGAAAGCATATTACCGTTCCAAAAGATACGGGTGGAATATCCCTTATGCTCGACGAGCCGTCCCAGTGTCCGGTGCATGAAAGTACCGTCAGCAACCTTCCGGTGCTTGCGGTACTGTTCACGCTTGTACGCCAGCACACATTCATGACACCAGGAACTCCGTCCCCCATTCTTCAACGGATAGAACTCACGCATCCACAACTTTCGGCCGCAATGCGGACAGACACGTTTACGTTTCTGCTTGTTGTTATTTTCACTCATAGCTGTTTATGCTGCATTCATCAGTTCATATTCAAATTTTCACCGAACGGAATAGTATTAATGTCAGCCTTTCTCGTGTAGGCCTGCATAAGTCCCACGGAAAGCAGCATATAGACATTCTTATTCGCTTTGACAACCCCGGAAATAGAGCCGACAATATGTTCAGTCTTGCCGGTAATGATTGAGCCGGCTATCTGCTCAAGCCCGTCTGGATGGTCCTCACTGACCGCAACGCTCATAAAGGCACTAAGATCGTTTTCCTTACAAAAGTTATCCACGTATTGGCAGAGTTCCTTTACTGCCTCTTTCTGTTTTTCTGTAATCATTTTAGTAAAATTTTAATCATTAATAATTATATGTTATTTCTCAAGAATATAGTCGCACTCAAGAACTTTGACACCACCGTAAAATGTCACTTTGGACGTATCAGTGATACCAAAATGTTCTTTATCCGCGAAAATCATATTTTTCACACCGGACTTCATTTGCCGGACAACGTCCTTAGCCCTTTTATCAGTCCAGCTATGAGCGGCAAAACCCGCTTTGAACTGGTAAGTGGTCGTTATGGCACCGTTCTGGATTCTGGTGGAAACGGTAACTGTACCCACACAATTTTCTATTGTTCTCTTCTTTCCCATGATGATTATTTATTTGTTGGTTTCCAATCCACTGTTATGATCGCATCCAGTTCACCGCTGCCTTCACAGACCGGGCAGGGCACCTGCACGTCCTCGCGGCTGCCCTCCTCCGTTCCCCAGAACCAGCCGTTGCCCTGGCAATAACCGCACTTGTGGCCGGTACTGACGAAGTTCTCACGGTTAGGCCCCTTACACATATAGGCGGGAGGACAAATCTCCAGCTGTTTCTTTATCCTGCTCATGCCTGGCCTCCTTTCTGTTTCGGTCCCGCCACATTCCAATAGTCATAGGCGCCCTTCTCCCAGATTGTGTATTCACCAGTGGCCCCCTGATAACGTCCCTTACTGAAGGCGACGTAGCCCTCCACCCATATCTTCAGGTCGGCATCATACATCACGCTCGTGGCCGCATCACCTTTAGGATTCTTGCCACGGGCATGGCTGATGAAAACAAACAGCTTGTCCGGAAACTCCTCCTTCAGCTGGATATAGTCACGATACGTCATCTGTGTGTATTGGAAGCTGTCAATGATCACGATGTTGAAACTCTTATGACGCCGGAGCCTGATCTTCAAGGTGGGGATGTCCTCCTTGATGAACGCCAAATGGCGGCTTACCTCGGCCATACCAAAGCGCCGCAGGTTATTTTGGACTGTCAGGGAAGTGCCTTCCTCCAGGGAGTTGAACGCCACACGGTCATACTTGCAAAGTTCCTTGCAGAGCTGCATCACGAAAGAGGTCTTGCCGTTACCACTGTTGCCCCACACGAACCAGCAGCCCCGGACTTCCGGAGTGTCGAAGGCATCCTTCCATTTCCCCTCAAAAGGGAATACGTCATACTTCTTGTTCAGAATGTCCCTGACATTCAAGGCACGTCTCATGCCCGCTTTTTTATTATCCTTTTTCTCTTCTTCCATGGTCAGAACAGTGTTAGTTGTCGGATATTGTCAATTCGGTCAAGTACGGCCTGCCGTGCGGCACCCCGCAGTTTCTCGTGGCAGAGCATCCTGCCGAGTGCCCACAGAAGGGCATTCTCACGGGTGGCAAACTGTCCCCATTTACGTCCCGGGTTGAAACCGCCACCGGAACCGCCCACCTCCATGTGAACGCCGGCAACCCACCAGCCGTCCTGCTGTCCAACAAGGGCGTCCAGGTAGTCGCGACCATTCCGGTAAACGGTCACCGTCTCGTATTCCCTCAAGACTGGGTAATCGCTCCAGGGAGCAGGAAGCTGCTCGCGACCGTCGATCTTTAAGTATTCAAATTTGTTTTCCACATCCTTAAAATTACGTTTGAACGGTATTTGAACGGGAGTCATTCCCCCACCATGCGTTTCACCTTGTGAATGGACTTCCTCACACGCCGCAAATCAAAGTCACATGTCGAAGCCTCCTTTATCACCTTATCGATGTCTTTTTTGTCAGTCACACCGTTGGCGGAACAGATCGCGAACACATCGTTCACGTCTGTAGGCTCCAGCTCATAAAATTTCCGTCCGATACGGCTGTAGAACTCCTTGTAACCGGGCTTCTGGTACCGCAGACCATTGCTGATGCGTTTGGCAATATAATCGGTACTCAAAAACACGACGCCACATTTCTCCTCCAGTTTGTTGTACAGGCTGATGAAGTAGTGGAACACCGGTTCGGTCAGCTTGTCCGCCTCGTCGAACACCAGCAGGGGCGCGTCCATCTGGATGATATCATCCAAAATAAGTCCCCACACCTCACGGATATTATACCCTTCAGTCCGGATCCCGACCGTGCGGGCTATCTCGCGGACAAAGTCACCTTTCTTCATGTCCTCGGAGCAGAGAATATAGAAAACCTCCTTATGCTCATGAAGGTAAACACGGGCGGTGGTACTCTTGCCACAACCGGCCTCACCAGTCACCCATGTGACATTGCGCCAGCGCTGCGCATCGGAGAGCACAGCCGTGATCTCCTGGTAAGCGCCAGTCTCCACGATCTGCCAACCGGTAGCGCTTACACCACCGACCTGCGAGGCGACATTACGGAACATCTCGTCACTGATATTCTCATAACGCCCGTTCAGGATATTGCTCACAGTACCCACACTGACTCCCTTCAGACTACCCGCGGCCTTCGTCTGGCTCGGATACTTCGCCACGTAAGCCCGGAGGCTCTCACTGATGGCGTTCTTCTCTTTCATTGTAATTTCCATAATCAATATTTTTTATCTTGTTATAAATCTGTTCCTTATAATTTCCCGACCACCTTGCGGATGCTCACTTCCTTCTTCTCAAAGCTGTCCCATGTCACGTTGCTGATGACTTTCATGTCACGGCCTATGGAAGGACGGGGCGGCTGGCTGTATTTTCTCGTGCGGCGGTCAATCTGGCGTTGCGCCTCCTTTCCGAGACCTTTCAGGTCAGGAGTACGCAAACCGTTCTGTTCCGGTGCGACACCATGCTCATACTCGATATCTTTGGCGACGACCTGACGGTTTATACGCTCATTGACGACGGCCTCCTGCTGGGTGCGGATGAAACGTTTTTCGGCTTCCGTCTGCTCCTGCTGGGCACGGTGGATCATCAGCGGGAACGAGGCCACACACTCGAAACGCATCGCACCGCCCTTGTCCTTGTAAAGCAACCGTACGCTGCTCATGTCATAGGGATCGTACTGGACATAGAACTTCTTGTAGGTATTACGCCGGCGCCATTCCAGGTCAGGCTCACCGGGAGCGGAGAAAACCTCGTAAGGGTATTTCTTTCCCTGTACCGTGATCTCGATACCGCTGGCGGTGAACAGCGACGGTTTATCGGTTGTGTACCAGAACATCTCCACCATATCAGGAACGCTGACCGGATCGGTGCCCTCGTTCACGCTGGTATTGTACATCTCAATACGGGGGATGCCAGTGGCCGGGTGCTTCATTGAGTTCCACTGCTCACGGGCAGCGGCATACTGTTCCTTCAGTTCCTCCAATGTGGGAAGGGAGTCGATATTCGCATTGATGAATTCCAAATTCGGACAGCTTGTCTCTCTCTTTGCCGTAATGTTCTGCCCGGTGAAACCGAAACGTTTCTTCAATACCTGGCTCTGGAAGCGGTAAAAGATGTTCTCGATCGTCTTAGATTCGCCATTATACGGAGCTGTCGGGCGGTGGATACGGCTGATCTTCGAGAAAAGCCCCAGCGCCGCGTTCTTCTTGTGGCCGCCCTGGTTGTCGCACACGATCTCGTAGGGTTTGTGCCGGCTCGTCTGGATAGCCATGCGGAAAGCATGGTACTGGGCGATATAGTCCTCGTTGTCGCTGATGTAATAGCCAAGAAGCACCTCGCTGTAGGCGTCCACCACCTCGTACACGCTTGTAGTGCACTTGTTTCCGTTCTCATCACGGTAGTAGAGGTTCAGCTTCGTGCCGTCGCCATACCAGAGGCTGTCACGACGGCCCGGAAGGATGGTCCGGTGCTTGCGGTCATAACGCTGGTGCGCCTTCATTTCCCCATAGACCGCATCATACCACAGAGGTTCGACACGTGGGCTGTTGAACCATTCGCGGAGGCTACGGGGACTCTTCAGAGGCTTCCAGCCACGTTCCGGAGCGACACGGTTGTACTCCTCGAAGATCTCCATGTCAGTATAAACCGGAACGCGGCTGCGTTTCAATGCTACAAGGTAACGCCCGCCGTCCTCCTCGATCTTCAGCGTGTTGCTGTTGCCGTATTTACCGCTCACAAGCACACCGTAGTTGTCGGGACGGAACTTGTTTATCAGGGCTTTCAAACGCCCCACACTGCCCGGGAGGCTGTGCCCGTACACCGGACGCCATTCCTCACTCGTGACAAGCAGAAGCTCCCAAAGGTTACGGCGGAAACCGGTCAGCTTGTTATTGGATGAACTCAAGCGTTTGAACTCTTCCATCAGCGCGTTCAGTACCGAGGCATTCCAGGTGTATTCCTTCTTCACATCTACGGGAAGAGCGACCATCTCACCGTTCTTGTCGTAGCGGTACTCCTCAAAAAAGCGTTCGGCCTTCTCGTCTTTCTTCACTATGTTACGAATCATTTCCTGTCTCATTTGTTTCTCGGGTTCGCCATGACGCTCAACCCAACGTTTCTTGTATTTCTCGGGAAGGGAGGAATAGGCATACAAGGCGTGGCCGCCTTCACCACCGCCACGGGAAACGACGTCAAGTTTATCCCGGGACAACTGGCTGTTCAAAGTACCTTTGGGCATTATATCCAGTAACTCCGTGTAAGTTACACACAATATATTATCAAAGTATTCCATCTCCCGTTCTGTTATTAGTCCTCCAAATCATTCAAAGGGACTTGCCTCTTCATCAGCCGCGCCGAAGCCCCGAAGTTCAGCACCACGAGAAGCTCCAGCAGCGGGTGGTCAAAGACCAGGGAAAGCAGGATCCCGAAACTCAGACAGAAGTAAAGCACGCAAAGACGCTGCTTCCAGTTCAAGTGTATAAACCAGCGCAGCTGGTCACCGAACAATGCTATCAACTCATTTTTCATCGCTTTCCTTCTTCTGAGGGTTACCACCTACCTTGGTTCCACCGCGCTCGATAGCGAGCTTGCGGATGGAACGGGCCAACTTGCTGTTCTTGCGGAATGCAAGGGAGTGGGAAACCATTTCCCGGGAACAACCCAGTAAACCGGCTATTTTACCCACCTCGCTGTATTCTACGACTATTCTCTCTTTCATAATTCGCTGATAAGTTAAATTATTGTAGCGGGCGGTCACGGACTCGAACCGCGGACCATAGCCTCTCCCTTGCGGGAATTTGGCGTGTTCTACCAACTGAACTAACCGCCCCGGAAATCTATCGGAGTTCTTGTATGGCATCCTCCGGAACACATATCACAGTCCAAACCTGGCCATCTTTCATATAATCGACATTATATTCCCGCACGAACGTACAAATGTTATAGTCCCAGTCGCGGATTACACCATCAATGACTTCACCGTTCCTCTTGGTGATTCTCACACTTTGTCCCTTTTTAAATTTTGCTTCCATTATATCTTCGTTTTAAGTATATCAATATCAATTACATCCAACACGTTAGATGTTCTTAGGCTATTCACGATAAGGGTGGCTAATACTATACTGTTTTCTGCCATCCACCTCTTTGCTTGCCTGACAGCCACTTCTTTGCTGTACCCATCCGGAATAAAAGCCCCCAGGTCATTATAACTCCGATCTGTCAATTCAAAATAATACCGTTTCATAACCTTCTATTTTTCTTCTTTTTATATTTCTCATTGTCAGCTCAAGCCTTTTTTGTAGCTTTGGGGCGGTGTTCACACTTTGAACACGTTGCAAATATACAAACATGTTTTCAATAAACAAAAATAAA